TGTAAGATTAAAAATATCAGATGAAACATCATCAATTAGCGTATTAATATTTAATGATAATATTGAAAATAATAAACTATTAAATAATAAAGCATTTGAAGAAGGTAATATTGTGATAGCAAAGGGCTCAAAAAGAGATGATTGTATATTTGGAGATTTAATAGCTATACAAGACCATCAAATTTATATGAAATTGAATGATTTAAAAAAGATTGATAAAAATAATTGACATTTAATAATAGTTGATATAATATAAGCTATATGATTTCATTCTATAAACCAAACAGCAAAAATACTGGAACAGCTTGCAGCTTCACAGTAAATACAAAAGATGCCTCTATATGGGGATCATTAATTAAACAATCATCTTGGAATGATGCCAAGAAAATAGGTTCATTTTCAGAGAATCAAAATAACCCCAATAAAAGTGTTAAAATTAAATTCTCCCTAACTGAAGCAGCTGGAATTTTAGACGCAATCGAAAGAAATGTAGAATTTTCTGCTTATCATACTTCTGAAAAGCAAACTACAAGAATTAAGTTCTGTCCGTATATTAAAGATGACAAACAAGTAGGATATTCTTATTCAGTAAATAAAGAAGATAAGCAAAATAGCGAAAATAAACAATCTTATTTAATTGGATTTTATTTCAACGAAGCTTCACTTATTAAGGAGTTTCTAAAATTCGCATTGCATTCAACTTTTCATCAACAAGAAGTAGAAAATATTAAAAGATTAAAAAATAAAAAAACTGAATCGAATGGTTCAACGCCAGAGGTAGATACAGAAGGCGATCTTTGGTGAATAAAAAGAAAAAAGTTTTAATACAAACTGATTTTTCCCTCGCCAAAACTGGTTTCGGAAGAAGCGCGAAAACTCTTTTAAAGTATTTATATAATTCCAATAAATATGATTTAGTTCATTATGCTTGTGGAATGACTTGGAGCCATCCAGAATTAAAAAGAGTACCATGGAGAAGTTTCGGTTCGCTTCCAGATAATCCTCAAGAACTTGAACAATTAAATAGAGATCCACATATGGCTAGAATGGCCAGTTATGGAGCCCATTATTTAGATAGAATAATAGAACAAGAAAAACCAGATATTTATATTGCAATACAGGATATTTGGGGAGTTGATTTTGCTATAGATAAGCCTTGGTTTAATAAAATTAATTCAGTAATATGGACTACTTTAGATTCACTTCCAATTTTAGATTCAGCAATAAATTGCGCAGGAAAAGTAAAAAATTATTGGATTTGGAGTAATTTCGCTACTAAAGCATTGAATAATATGGGGCATAACATGTTAGAACAATTCATGGATGTTTGGAATCGAAAGATTTTTACAGATTATCAGATTTTGATAGAAAAAAAATAAGAAATAAATATAATTTATCGCAAGACGCATTTATTATAGGATTTGTTTTTAGAAATCAACTTAGGAAAAGTGTCCCTAATCTTTTAGAGGGATACGCTTTATGGAAAAAAGAAAATCCACAAATCAATAATACATTTTTGCTTCTTCATACCCATTGGGGAGAAGGATGGAATATACATAAATTATGTCAAGAATTGAATGTTAATCCAGCCGAAATTTTAACAACTTATATTTGTAGGAATTGCGGAGAGTATGAAATTAAAAATTTCACTGGTCAAGATTTAAATTGTAAATTTTGTGGAGCAGAAAAAAGCCAAATAACTACAAATGTTTCGATTGGAGTCACAGAAGAGCAACTAAATGAAGTATATAATCTAATGGATGTTTATTGTCACCCATTTACCAGCGGTGGACAAGAAATCCCAATTCAAGAAGCAAAATTAACAGAATTAATCACTCTTGTTACAGATTATTCTTGTGGAGAAGAAATGTGCGAGAAAGAAGCAGCATCCATACCATTAGAGTGGTCAGAATATAGGGAGCATGGAACAGAGTTCAGAAAAGCGTCTACATATCCCCATTCAATAGCTAAAAATTTAAATAAAGTATATAAAATGCCAAAGTCTGAAAAAATTGAAATGGGCAAAAAAGCTAGAGAATGGACTATTAAAAACTTTTCAGTAGAAAGCGTTGGTGGACAAATTGAATCTTTTATAGATTCTGCACCAAATATAAACTATGATTTTAATTTTGCACAAGTAGAAAAAAATCCAAATGCAATTATAGAAAATTTTAAAGACGATAAAGAATGGATTTTATCGTTGTATCATAACATTTTATGTTTAAAAAATATTGATGAAAATGATTCTGGATTTAAACATTGGATGGATCAAATAAGTAAAGGTATGCAAAAATCTGACATCGAAAGTTATTTTAGAAAAGTAGCTTTTGATGATTTAAATAAAAGCAAACAAGTTCCATTTGAAGACATTCTAGATCCAAATGATAAAGGAAAAAGAATTCTAATAGTAATGCCAGAAAGTGCTGGAGACGTATTTATGGCAACCAGCCTACTACCCTCTTTAAAAAATACTTATCCACAATATAATATATATTTCGCAACAAAACAAGAATATTTCTCTATTTTAAATGGAAATGAATATATTCATAAAATAATACCATATATTCAACAAATGGATAATTTGATGTGGCTTGAGGGCGCTGGTGATCATGAAGGTTACTTTGAGATGGCATTTCTTCCACATTTTGGTACTCAAAGAATGTTGAACTATCTGCATAATGGTAAAGATAAAATAGATTTTAATATTAAAAATTTTAATATATAATATGCACATTCTAGAACAATACGCTTTAAATTGCGGAGTACCAATTTCAAAACCATATATTAATCAAGAGTTTTTTCCATTACCATTTGATAAATATATTACTATACATCCAAAGGGAAAATTTGCTTCTAGAGAATATGATTATTGGGAGGAAGTAATTTTTAATTTAGCTCCCATATTAAATAAATATAATATAAATATCGTACAAATTGGTGGCAAAGATGATGCGCCTCTACCACTTTGCTACCCAACGCAAGGACAGACTAACTTCAATAACTTAGCTTATATTATACAGAATTCAATGTTGCATTTAGGAGTAGACAGTTTACCAGTGCATTTAGCATCTGCTTTTGATAAAAAAATAGTAGCACTATATTGCAATATGTATCCAAATCAATCTGGTCCATACTGGTCTAATCCTAAAGATTATGATTTAATTTTTTCTGATTTAAAAAATAAAAAACCATCTTACGCACCAATCGAAAACCCAAAGACTATTAATTTCATTAAACCAGAAGAAATAGTTAATTCGGTTTTAAATAAATTAGATTTAAAAGAAAAGGTAAACCAAAAATCTGTATATTTTGGAAACGCATATCACTTAAGAGCATTGGAAATTATTCCAGACCATATTCCAGATTTATCACAATTCAATATAAATATCGCTAACGTAAGAATGGATTATGTGTTTAATGAAGAGTACTTATTCAATATTCTATCTTTATATAAAACAAATATTCTAACAAATAGACCCATAAATATAAATCAATTAATAAAATTTAAGAAAAATATTTTATCTGTATTTTTTATATTTGATAAAAATTCAAATTTTGATATAGATTTTATTAAAAATTTAAGAAATAATGGTATAAAGTTTTCTATAATATCATTTATAGAAGAACAAGAAGTGCAAAAATATAAATTAGATCTCATGGATTTTTGTAATATAAACATAAAAAATTTAGAAGATAATAAAAAAATTATAGAATCTTTTGAAAAGCAAAATTTAAAATTTAAATCAGCCAAAATCTTATTAAGTAAAGGTAAAATGTATCCATCTTTCCAAAGTTATAAAAATAATCAAAGCTATTCAGCAAATGTAAATGAATCTTTTGATTTTAAGAATGATGGGGATTTATACAAAGAATTGGAAAGTTTTTATATTTTTACTATTGACTAAATTTTTAAATGATGTTATCATCTATAAATGAGTCCTAAAATTAAAACAGAAGAAAATACGATTTCAATTGGCAGTTCGGAATTGTTTGAAACAGTAGTCGTTTCTCAAAAAAACGAAGAGCTTATTCAAGTGGTACCACCAAATCTTATAACAAGAAATAAATACGGTCTTATTGAAGACAAGAGTCTTAATTATATTTTTAATGATGATGGAAGTATTAATTGGCGTAAAATGGTAAAGACTGAACATCTTGTACCAAATAGACAAAAGACACAAGAAACAGATGTTTCTAAACTTCAAGATAAAGATCTACTTATTCTTTTGGGTGGAATCAAAGAGCTTGCCCAAATTCGTGGATACACAAGTGTAGAATATAAAGTAGTAGCAGCCTCTGAGAATTATTTCGCAACAAGTTGTAGAATAACTTGGCTTCCTAATTATGAAACTGGTGGAAAAGAAATTGTTTTCGAATCTCTAGCTGATGCCACATTAAATAATACGAAAAGCTTTGCAAGATTCTTTTTAGCTGCAATTGCTGAAAACAGAGCATTTGTTCGATGTGTACGTAATTTTTTAAAAATTAATATTGTAAGTCAAGAAGAATTAGGAGACGCTAAACTACTTGATGACTCATCATCTACAAATGAAAGTCCAACATCTCCTCACGCTTTATTAGAAAAAGTAATGAAAGATAAAAGCATTAATTTTGATCAATTAAAGAAAAAATTAATTAAAGAGAAATTTGATAATGCAGAAAATTTAAACTCAATATCAGATATTCCCAAAGCAAAGATATTTGAACTCATAGAAAGAATAAAAAAAGTTTAACTCAATATATAAGTTGAAAACGCAATAGAAGCTTTTCCATTTTCAGAAACATTTATATTTAAACTTTCATTGTTTTTAACTATATTATTAAAATTAAAAGATAATACGTTATTTAATGTAGAATAGTTTTTAAAATTTATTTGCATAGATCTTATGTCTTCGTTTAATAAAAATGATTTTATATTTGGCATAATATAATTATCAATATCTAATTCAAAATTAAAATCTATTCTTATAGGATATTCTATGAGAACTTCGCTTGGATAATATTGGCCTACATCATACTGAGGAATACGGTTAGTAGATATATTCATTTCAAAAGAAATCAATCTATTTGTTAGGACTTCGTTAAAAGTTATATCAGTATAACATAGATCATATGGAGTTATATTATAATTAATTGAATTATTATTTGTTATTCCAGTCTGTTGTCCAAATTGACCATAAACATCTATATCCGCACGGCAAACTACAGGATTATCAATAGAAGTTTTAATATTATATCTAGTTAAATAACCACTATTAAAATTTATATATTTATCAGCATATCCCAACATTCCACTTATTATATTTTCTCCAGTAAAAGAAAGAATTGGATCAATATTTGATGGAACGTACTCTAAACTTATAGAAGATTTATTTTGATTATTAACAAGATAATTAAATCCAGTATCGCCTAAAGCCAAAGAAGGCGCAATATTAGTATCATAAGATACCCCCAAAGATTGAACTCCAGAAACAAATTGTCCATTTAGATAAATATTTTGATTTTGTTTAGAAGAAAAGGTAGGCATTTAATATAATTACACCATTAAAACAAGTGTAATTATTTAAAAGGTATAAGGTTATGGCAAGTATATACGATACAGTTTCTGGCTGGTCTAGTACAGTTAATTATATTAAATATAATATAGTTTCTGGATCTAATGGTAGATATTATTATTCTGTTATAAATAATAATAGTGGAGTAGCAAATAACCCAACCTCGACAGCCAATCTTCAAGTAGAATGGGATGGATATATAAGTATTAATAATACTTTGGTCCCGAATTTCTTCTGGAAACCATCTTATCAAACATCAATATCTCTTGAGCCAAGAGTAAAAATAATGACATTTGGTAATGGCTACCAACAAAGAGTACCAGATGGAATAAATATAAACTTAGTAGGTTTTGACGCTAATTTTGAAAATAGAAAAGAACCAGAAGCAATCTCTATATTGCATTTTTTAAATCAAATGAACGCGCAAACTTCATTTGTTTACAATGTTCCAACGATTTACAGTAAAACAAATTTTAATACAAGATTTACAGCCCCATCCTGGACAGTAAATTATAATTCTTATAATAATTATACAATAAAAATTAAATTACAAGAGGTTCCAGTATAATATGCCACTTCCAACAAGATCATCTCCTGCGATTCAAGTTTTTAATACAATCACAAGTGGATCTAATTCTTTAAATACAGAATTAAGCAGCATAACTCCAACGACTCCAATTTATTTATATGAATTAGATTTAAGTGATATATATCCACAAATAAGATTTATTAATACTAGCGGTCAGCCAATGCAAAATGGTATTTTAAGATGTCATAATAATTTTAATCTATTTAATTTAACTAATGGTTCATTTGATAAAGGCCAAATATATTGGCAAAATAATTATTACTATCCATTTCCAATGGTTGCTGAAGGTTTCGATTATGTTTCTGTAGGAACATTGCCAACTCCACAACTTACTTTAACAAATTATTCGCCAGATAATAATACCAATTCATTTTATAAATATATAAGAATGCAAATTCAATCATTAGGAGATATTGTTGGTGGGAAATTTACAAGAATTAGAAGTTTTTTGAAATATTTAGATCCATTAAATTTTTCTGGTAATTATAATCCATATTCAGATGACCCATCCATAACAGAAATAGAATTACCTAGAGATATTTATTATGTGGATAGAAAAGAATTAGAAAATAAAAATACCCTTCAATATAACCTGGTATCAATTTTAGATTTAGAAAATCTAACTTTACCAGGACGAACTCTTTTGGCTAATAAATGTCCATTTGAATATAGAGGAGAAGGATGTTTATATGAATATAATAAAAGAATAGATCCAATTCATAGTGGAGTTTACGGATCCGTCTCAAATCCAGATAGAAGAATAACACTTCCGCTAGAAGCTCCTCCAGTTGCAACTGAAAATGATGAGTTATTTTTAAATACAATTTTAAGTGGAGTTCAATCAAGACAAAGATTTTCAGGATTTAATTATTTTCAACATACAGGAAATAATAATTGGGCAAATTGGACATTTACAAATTATACATTAAACGCAGGGACATCTGCTCAGTGCGCAGCCGCTTTGAATAATGGTAATACTGCTGTTACCGCAGTTACTTCAAATGCAGCTCAACAAATTATACAAATCAGTAGTCCAGTACAAGCAGAAGTAACTCAAGTTTCGCTTAGTTCTACTTCTACAATTAATAATAATTATCAAATTCAATATTATAGCAATATAGCCTCATCTTGGAATCCAGTTGTTGATATTAGTGGATATACATTAGCATGGAATTTAAGTGGAAGAGCAGCTGGAACATACAGAATAACTTTTCCATCTAGAGGAATCTGGGGTGATTGGAGATTAATCTCAACCAGTACTAACGCAGGAACAGCATTAAGTGAATTAAATTTTAGTGGACAATTTAGAATTGGCGATAGTGGAGATTGGGTTACTGGAGCTTTTTATCAAACTGGAGATTTTGTATTTTTACAAAATCATGGAATTAAATATTATTTTGTATGTTTAACGAATCATACATCAGATGTTTTTAACAATCCACCAAATAGAAAATTTTGGGGTGCAGATACATGCTCCAAGACTATAAACGCATGTAGATTAAGATGGCAAAAAAATCCATATTTTAGACCAGTAGTTTGGCCAATGTCAAGAGGAGGTTGGGATTATTGGAGCTTTTATAGAAGATATAGAATTACTGGATATCAAGCTGCTGGACCAGGAGGTGATTTTAGAAGACTCAACGTTCCACCCTGGTATGCAACTGGAAGCGCTTTAGCAGATGGAAGCCCAGCTTCTTGGCCAAGAAGACCCGATGTTCATGATCCTTGGAATAATTATGCTCATGGTTTACCAGAAGATGTTACTGGAGAATATTTAAATGGATTTCTTCCATTTGGAGGATTTCCTGGATTAGATCAAATTCAATAATGAAAAATACAATTAAAAATTTCATTAAAAGACATGCATTAGAAGATTTCCCTAATGAATGCTGTGGTTTTATAGTAAAAGATAATAAAAAAATAAAATGCATTAAAACTAAAAATATATCCAAACAAAAAAATAATTTTTTTAAAATTTCTATAGGAGATTTTTTAAATATTAAACATAACTACAATATATTATATATCTATCATAGCCACACTATTGACAATAGTGAATTTAGTGGATTAGATAAATCTTGTGCAAATTATTTAATGTTAGATATGGTTTTATATAATATAAAACAGGATCAATTTAATTATTTTAAATGTAAATAAATATATGGTTAAAATAACTTTACATGGTAAATTAGGTGAAGATATTGGAAAAGAATGGAATCTTGAAGTCTCTAGCGTCAATGAAGCTCTTAGAGCCATAGAAGCCAATACTAGAAAATTAAGAAAATGGATTATTGATAATAAAAATTATGAATATCATATCGTTTTAAATAAGAAAATACTAGATATTCCAAATGATCCATCAAAAATACCAGAATCAGAAATGTTTTGTGTATATAAAAAAAACCAATTAAAATCTATTGATTTAATACCAAGTATTGTTGGCGCAGGCTACAATGATTGGTGGGGTTATGCTGAAGTTATTGGTGGAATAGGCTCTGTAGCAGCAGGAGTTACCGCTGGACAAAGTTGGAATCCCTTACCCAAAGCTTTAGCTCCAGCTGCAATTGTTGCTGGCATAGCCTTAATTGCCGATGGAGTTACTAGACTATTGTCTAAACCACCGCCAAAGATTCCATTTCAAGCTCAACAAGCAACAACAGCAAATCAAGGTTCGATTGGAGATGGTCAAGGCGTATTAGGTGGACCACAATCCTATCTTTTTAATGGACCAGTTAATTTAGTTGGAGAGGGTGGACCTGTTCCAGTAGGATATGGTACTTTAATGGTAGGTAGTATTGCTGCGAATGTTTATTATGAAAATACTTACGTTGCAAATAAAAGATCAGTTATATGGAATGAAACTGATGTTAGATTTTTACAAGATAATAATTTTGGATTTCAAAATTATTTCAACGAACAATTGCACTTGATAAGTCAATCAAGTAGCTATCTAGTATAATTTTATGCCAGGTAATCCAAATCAATACGCAGAAGGATTTCATGGAATTGATTTTGTCAATAACATGGGATTTATCTGGGGAAATCCAGAATTTCCAGATAGTTTAGCTGCTAATCATTTAGGTGGTAACCATACCTTACTATTTAGTGGAATAGATTGGTGGGGGCTACCAATGTGGCAAGCAACTCTAACTTACGGCATGAGTGGAATAATTGCGTCGAGGAGTCAGATATTAGACCAAACTGGTTGGTTTTGGCAACAAACTGGAACACCATCAACTCTCGTATATCCTTTTAATATATATTACTCTGGAGCCACTAGGTTTCACTGGGATACTAGACATCCAGATGAAGGTGGGATTGGCAGAGGTGGAGCCAATCAATTAGCGTTATATAATCGAAATACTCCCAAATTAAGAACAGCTTACGATATACAAAACTCAGTACCATATAGAGAGCAATATAATTTATTTTCGACTGGAATGGAAAATATATCTGTATATACAATACAAAATGCATCCATTATAGACATTATTTCAGAAGGACCAATCGAAGGATTTGTAACTGGTAGTTATATTTATAGTGTTAGTGGAAAAAATGTTGGAGATATAGGCTATTCTAGCGTTTCATTTAGTCCTTTTGTTACGGGTGGAATAGGGTTTTCTTCTCAACTTGATCCGACAATTATTGTACCTCCAGAAGCAAGATCTGTATTTTGGAATGAAACTCCATTAGCTACAACAGAAGGATTATTAAATTTTAGATTTATTAACTTTAGATATGATTATGGCGCAACAAATGATCATACAGTTTCTTCTCCAAGAATAAATCTTTATGAAGATAGATATCACTATGATGGATATCTTGTAGATCAAAATAAATATCCAGTAAAAACAGCTGTAACAAAAAATATTGGAGAAACTTTATTTGGACCATTTTTTTATAGTGGAACAGTTTCTGGTTTAGTTCCAACTAAAAAATATTATATTTATAATACAGAAGTAGAATCCATTAGAATTAATGTAATAGTTAACAGTTTATTTGGTGCAATTATCTCTGGTGCTGCTGCTGGAACAGTATTACCCGATCAGATTCAATTTGGAGTTAGATTGTGGAGGGTTTTTGCCGATAGAAAAGAAGTAGTAGCTGTGCCAAATATAACTGTTCCAACAACTAATCCAAGATTATTTTCTTCAGATACATTTTATGTTAGAGGAAAGATACAAAATAATCCTACTCTAATTCATTATACCTTTCATCTTCGACCTACTGCAGAAAATGGATATTTTATAGATCTAATGCCAGATCAAATCGGTTGGGCATTTGAATTAAATAAAGTTACTTCAGAATTTAGTCAAGCCGCACGAAACAATAGTACTACTGTAGATAGTATAACTTTCGTATATCCAAATAAATTCACTTATCCAAATACAGCAATGGTTTATAATAATTTCAATGCAAAATATTTTGCAGAAATTCCAAATAGAAAATATAAAATGCAATTATTAAAAGTTAAAGTTCCAATTAATTATAATCCAATTACTAAAAACTATAGTGGAGCATGGAATGGTCAATTTAAATTAGCTTGGACAGATAATCCCGCTTGGTGTTTGTATGATTTAATAACTAGTAATCGTTTTGGATTAGGAAAATATATAGACATGAATTTAACTGATAAATGGACATTATATGAAATATCTCAATATTGTGATCAACTTGTTCCTGATGGTTTTGGAGGTTTAGAGCCAAGATTTACATGTAATGTTTTGATTTCATCTAAACAAGAAGCATCAAAAATGTTAGATGACATGGCTTCTGTATTTAATGGAATATTATATTATTCCGCTGGACAATTATTTATAAATCAAGATCGGCCAAAGGATTCAATTTATTTATTTAATAATAGTAATGTTAAAAACGGAGAATTTAATTATTCAAGCAGTGCAAAGAAAGCTAGAAGATCTGTTGCGTTGGTTAGATATAATGATGAAAATAATAATTATTTACCAGCTGTAGAATATGTAGAAGATAGATCAGCTTTATTAAAATATGGAATTAGAGAAGTAGAAATTAGCGCATTCGGGGCTACAAAAAGGAGCCAAGCAAAAAGAATGGGAAGATGGTTTTTAACAACAGAAAATTTAGAAACAGAAACGGTTGATTTTGAGGTTGGTTTAGATGGGGCTTTTTTAAGACCAGGTGATATAATAAAAATTTATGATCAAAATCAAAAATATCAAAATTTTGCAGGAAGGACTTTAGAACTTACTACTGGTTATGCAATTTTAGATGTACCATATAATGCTAATACTTTATTAGCAATAACTGGGTCGGTTAATCCATTAGATATTAAATTTTTAACGCCAAGTTATAATTTAGATTATGGAACATACTTAGGTAATTTGTATATAACTGGATATAGTCAAACATCTAGCGGAGTAACTGGACTAAATTCTGATTTTTTTAGAAGATCTCAAATTCAAAATATTAGTATTAATAATCCTAAAAATTATATATCTCAAGGAACAGGTCAATATACTGGATATGTTGCATTTTCATTTCCAACAGCGTTAAGATCTAGTGGATATTCATTACCGAAAAATACAGTTTGGACGTTCGAATATGATGCATCGTTGTATTCTGGTAATATATCAAATAGATATGGGATAAATAATCCAAATAATTTACTATATCCTGGATACTATTTAGAAGGATACTTGAATGATCTAGAGTCTTATAGAATAACGAATATTAATCAAAAAACAGATGAATCATATAATATAACTGCACTTAAATATGTGGATCAAAAATATACAGATATTGTTACTGGAGAAGCTCTAATATCTGTTCCAACCAAAATACCTCAACCTAATGATCCTAGTTTAACTTTAAGGATTTTATATAGAGATACTACTGGAAATTATGGACCGCTTGGACAGTTTCCAGCATATACCTCAAATCAAGGAGGAATTAATTCTATTGCATATACTATTACTCCTCCAAATAATTCTGGAGTAGTATCATTCTATAATATGTACAGAAGATTTAATAATCCATTTATAGCTGGTCAAGTTTTAGATCAAGATTTATT